TGATGATTGTTGTGCAGCAAGGAAAGTTTTATTTCTATTTGATGTTACTAATTTTTCTATATCAGCATCAGCTTTAATTTTAGCTGCATCAAGTTGTGTATTATATTTTAGCTCCATTTCCTTAATCTTAGTTTCAAAACCTAAAATAGCTTCTGCTGTTTCAGCTTTTAATTTTCTAGCTTCTAATTCAAGCTCTGCAACTTTTCGTTTTTCTTCAGATGCAATTCTAGTGAACTCAATTTTTTCAATCGGAGTTGGTGGAGGTGGAGGACTAGGTTGTACTAGCTCTTTACCCTCATCTGGATTAACAAAATAGTTTTCAACATTTTTAAGTCCAGCTTCTTCGATAATTTTAGCAAGTGAATTATAAATGTTTTTCAAAGTAACCATTGGATATTCTTTGTTACCTTGTAATTGAAAAGCCTGTAATTGTTTTTGCAAAATATTATTAAGCATAACAATTTGTTGATCTTTAGAACCAGCACCTAAGCCAACAGTTATTGAAATATTGTATCTGTCTTTCCATTCAGTAGGACTAACTGATACAAACTTATTATTTAATTCTACAATTCTTTCTTTGTTTTGATACTTAACTGTAAGCTCAAATATTCTTTTAAATAAATCTTTAATACCAGTTTCTGCAAATACTCTAGCAATAAGTTCCATTCTCATTTGAGATTGGCTCATTAAAGTATTCACACCAGTTGCAGTTTTATTTAACGCATCTGCATCTAATCCTTGTGAATATCTTGTAACACCAGTTCTTGTTTCTCTTACTGTGTCTAAGTATTCTAATAAAGGAAATGCTTGTTGTGAAATTGTTTGGTTTTGCATTGGCAGCATAACCTGACTTGGTGGTTGTTTAGTTCTAACCACCCCACCTGGTCTTGATGTAAGTAGGTCATCCAAGTTGACCATACCATCCATAATAGCAACCCTGTTATTATTCGTTAGATACATATTATCTAACAACTGACGCATAACAGTTGATTTAACTAATTGGACATCTTCAACTAATTCTGAAACTGATCTACCATAAAATCTATGTGGCATTGGAACAGGAGTTAAAGAACAGAATGGAATAAAATCGCAAGGCATATTTTCTAAAATTGTACTTGCTTCACTTCCAGCTACGATTACTTTTCTAAGTTCTGCAATACCATCCCCATCCATATCGCACTTAACATAGCACTCATAAATTTCTATATCCTGTGTACTCTCATCTGGAGCATCATTTAATGGACTTTCATCTATGTCAGAAAATCTTGCTAATCTCTCATCATTAAAAGTAATGTTATTTTGAGTAGGTAAATTTTCGATAATATCTCTATCAAAACCCATTTGTATAAGTTCTGATCTAGTTTTTAAAACTCTGTGTGCAACAAAATCTGCATCTTCAATACTCTTTGCTGACCTTTGAATTAAAAATTCTTCAGGTGGTATGTTTTCTATTTTAACTTTGCCAGAGCTTGATGTTCTTTTAATAATACAGTTATGTAGTTTAGGAGTTGGTATATCCTCCATTACTTGACCTTGTGCTTCGGCTAATGCTTTTATTTCTTCTAATTGTTGTTTTGCTTTTTCATCAACAAAACTTTCTTCTTGCACAACCTCTACATCATCATTGTCTAATAATATTTTGTATTCTTGGTCGTTTAAATTTTCGTAAGTTTCTTGCTCAACCTTTTCACTCTCATCCCAATAAACTTTTACAATTCCATTCTTTTCAATTAACGCATCTTTAAACCAATTATATAAAATACTAAAACCATTGTTATCTTTGTTAAAGATATAATTGATGTAGTTAGTAGCTTGTTCAGCAAGTGCCACATCTTCGGCTTTTACTGGTTCGCATTTTACAGTTTGGTCTGATGCTGTAAAAATTTTTAAAAGGTTTGGCAAGATGGTTTCAACAGTATCAGCAACATCTGTACTAACCACTTGTGATCTGCCATCAATCTCAGTACCTAATGGTTCTCCCATGTAGTATTCTAAAGATTTCTTTCTTTGGGAAGATAGGTTTCCACCCATATAACCCATAGAGTTATTTATCTCTTGACCAATAATATTTTTTAATTCTAATTCTGTTACTTTGTCTGCCATATTAAACTATATAATTTGTTTCGACTGGTATTTCTTCGTCCCAATCACTAACTTCCACACCCTCACCTACTATTCCAGTTCTGAAGCTGTCAGCACAATGAGAAGCATAGTTGTGCATTGGTTTATTTCTAAAACATTGATTTTTGTCGTCCCATCTTTTTTGGTAAGCCTTTAAATTCTCAAGAGCTTTTTGACATTTATTTTTGTCAAACCAACAATTAGGAAGTGCTTTTCTTACAGCTTCAATCCCATCTTCAATAGATAGTTTTGGTGCTACTTCAAAAGCAATACCTAATTCTAAAGCACTCTCCAATCTTGATTTACCAAAGTTACCTATTTCTCTAACCTTAATATCATGGGGAGCTATATGCTTTGAATACTCATATTCTTTTCTATTAATGACATCTACATAGTGATCTAAACCCTCACCAGCATTTTCATAATAATCTATTAATCTGATCTCTCCTTTATACCTTTGGACAAACCATATCGCTGTGCTGTCATTTAAGCCTAAATCCCACCATGTTTCAGTATCTAGGTTGTCGTCATACAGATTGTCTGTAATTCTATTCTGCGACTCTAACTGTTCGATTAAAGCACCATAATATGAACCTGTTATCGCAGCTTGAAAACTGCACTCAAACTCTTGGTCATATAAATCTTCTGACATCATTTGCTTTGCAGCAACTAATTCATCAGGATCTAATATATTAGTTTCACTAGCTTTAAATAAGCCTGAGTACCAATCCTTGTTTTCTTGTGCGTCTTTATACAATTGATAGAAATAGTTTCTACCCTTTGGTGTTCCAATAAATACACACCAACCTTTTCGGTCTGCCAAAGCTGGTCTTATGACTTCAGGGAAAATAGTTGGCTTGATAGATTGAGTTTCGTCAAAAACACAACCATCTAAAAATATACCCCTTAGAGCCTGATCGTTTTCTGCTCCAAGAATTGTAACCCTTGCTCCATTTGGAAGATCACATCTTAATTCTGACTCATTAAATTTTGTACCAGGTATCTTACCTGCAAACTGCTTAATATAATCCCAAGCAGTAGATTTACCTTGTTTAAATGTTGGCGATATAAAGGCATATCTAGGGTTTGGCAAAGGACAAGTAAGTGCTGCTTTAATCATGTGATTAACTAGCATTACTGTTTTACCACTTCGTCTGTGTGCAACAATTACATTAAATCGGTGCTTATCAATTTCTTTGTGCAAAAAATTTTGCAATTCTCTTGGCTTATATGGAATGACTATTTCTGGCATTTTAAAACAAAACCCCCCTAATGTACTGTAACTCCTCTAGGTACATTTAATAACTGCTCTATTCCAAGATCGTCCATGATGTGAGTTGAGAAGTATCTACATTCTCTAAGATCGTTAAATCCTCCAAAGTGAACAACAACAGAGTTTGTGCTTTCCATAATATAAATTACTGCTGAGTAACCTTTTTCATTATCTTCAAAATCCATCATAAAAATTCCTAATCTAGTTGTGTGTAACTTCCCTAAGTTTTAAACAACACACCAAAATACAATCGGTGTGTATAGCTTTATAAAACCCCCTTAAAACTGACAAAATAAACAATAAACAAAAACATTTGATTGTTAATCAATTGGTATTGCTAAATTAATATTGTTTTTACTTACTTATTTAATTCTATGTTGCTGTCATGTTACTTGTTCAATCAATAACTATTGCGATCTGCAATCTTTTGGCAAATCTGACAACTAATTCTATAAATGTACTGTATAAATTTGGGTTTATAAGTTGAATAATATTAACAATAATCCTGGTATTACTTAGCCTTTATTACTGCTGCCACTTAATCTCAATAGGTTTATCTCCACCATTTAGAGTCAATTTTGTATCTTTTCCATACCTAACAGGACTTAAAACAGAGCTTAACCATTTAGCATTGGATTGCATTTCTTTAATTAAGTGAGCAAATGGTAAAGAGTTATCCATCTTACCTGAGTTCTCAAGTGTATTAATAGACTCCATCAATTTATCTTGAGCTTCTGCAATAACCATCTCTATACCTATTTTTTTACAAGTATAATATTGATCTTGTAATTTCTCAGAGTCTTTTAATTTCTGACTAAATGTAGCCCATGAAACCATCTCAGGATCTTTGCAAATCTTCCTGATAGATTCCCCATTACAAAGCCTGTTTAAAATAGTCTTTTCTATAGTCTTATTATATTTAATGTTCATAGTTTATAATCATTCTAATGTGTTTATTATGTGTGATATATTTATCACACTATTTAATTCTATTTATAGTTGTTTCTTTCACATTAATTAATTTAATATGATGTTATCATTTTGTTGACATCAATAGTTGCTCTGATATTAATTAACTTAATATGTTTAAAAATAAAAATAATAAAAAGGAGCTACTATAATGATGACTCAAGTAAGTTTACTTTCACTAAATGGAAAGCCTGTTGCAGATGAATTGGATTATTTAAAAGCATTAAGAAATAATTCTAAATCAAATGTAAATTACCCACATCAAGAAATAAAATTAATGTGGGATCAAGCAGCTAAAAAGTTACAAGATCAAGTCGGTAATAAGTTTATTGTTACTCTTAAAAAATCAGGGACTAAATATAACAGTTATGATTTCTATAAACTTGTAATTAAAAAAGTTGAAAAGCTAAAAAAAGTAATTTTATTTATTCCTATGATTAAAAAAAATATTAAAGGAACAAATCAAAAATACTTTGAAACATCTTATTTAAACAATCAGGTGTTAAATGAACATAAACAATTTATTAACCAATAAAGGAGCAAATATGAAACAAGAAGTAGATCTTTGGACTTTTCAAGATGATATGAAAAGCAACTTTTCATTTAAAGGAAGTGAATCACTTTTTAATTATTTAAATGAACTTGAAGATGATTACGATCCAATTGCTTTGAGATGTGCATATAATGAATATGAATCTTTTAAAGAATTTAAAGAAGATTATTCAAAATATTGCAAAGATCATAACATTAAAAAAATAGATGATATTTCAGATCATACTCAATTAATTAAAATTGATGATGATTCATTTATTATTCAAGCATTTTAAAGGAGGTGTAATGAATAAAATTGATACAACTATAAATTTTGGTGGATTCTATGAATCAATTCATTTTGGAAATATAGAATCTTTAATTGAATCTTATTATGAAGATGGAAATTTTCCAGAATATCATTATAAAAATATAGATTATAAAAAAACTGAGCAATCTTATATTGAAGATTACTGCTCTAAATTTACTGATTATATTTTTAATGAATATGGAATTAAAATAGATTTTAAAAATCTTAAGATCTATAGTCCAGATTATTACAATTTTGATACAGACAAAATAGATTGCTTTGTTAGTAAATTTCAATCAAATAAATTAACCAATTACTTTAAAAAGAATGATGATTTTTTAAAATTCTTAAAAGATCGGACTCAATCTTATGATGGCTATCATTCATTTTATACATTTGAACAAGCTCTAAATAATAAAGACAATATTTTAATTATGTATTTATTAGAGTTTTTATCAAGTGAATTTAATGAAAAGCAAGTCGTATATGGTGAAATTGAATTTGATGTTCACTTATTAAAGGAGGTAAAATGAAAGCTAAAGATATAGATATTTATAAATTATTCTCTGCAACCTATAAAAAAAGGAAAATGTTTTCTTTTATGAGTTTCAAGGAATTATCTATAATGCCAAAGGTTGATAAGCCTATAAGACAAGTTTC